CACAGGTAAATCAACTAACACGTTGGATATTGGATCTACACATGCTACTAACTACTCATGGAGATTATTAAGGGTCGCTGACGATCCTGAAAATAATGACATAACTGCAGCTTACTGCAAAGTTGTTGTTATTTCTAATTTAAATGAGTTTGTTGATAGCGCATAATAGGAGCATATAGACATGGCAATATCAAGAGCACAGCTAGTTAAAGAACTAGAACCAGGCCTAAATGCACTATTTGGGCTGGAGTACAAACGGTATGACAATGAGTCTGCCGAAATATACGTTACTGAATCTAGTGACAGGGCTTTCGAAGAGGAAGTTATGTTATCAGGATTCGCTAACGCTGATGTAAAAGCAGAAGGTCAAGGCGTATCTTACGATACAGCACAAGAGACTTACACTGCTCGTTACACTATGGAAACGATCGCTTTAGCTTTCTCAATTACTGAAGAAGCAATTGAAGATAACTTGTATGATAGACTTGCGTCTAGATATACAAAAGCTTTAGCAAGATCTATGTCAAACGCTAAACAAGTGAAAGCGGCTGTCCCATTAAATAATGGTCTACCTTCAGTAGGCACATATAAAACTGGTGACACTGTTTCTTTGTTCTCAACAAACCACACTACAATAGCTGGGGCTTGTTCGAACACACTTACTACTCAAGCGGACTTAAACGAAACTTCATTAGAACAAGCACTGATCGATATCGCTGCAATGACTGATGAAAGAGGTTTAAAAATCGCTGCGAGAGGCGTGAAGATGATAGTTCCGTCTGCTAATCAGTTTAACGCTGAGAGATTATTAAAATCTCAAGGTAGAACTGCTACAGCAGATAATGACATCAATGCAGTCAACTCTATGGGAATGATTCCTCAAGGATACAGAGTGAACCATTTCTTAAATGATTCTGACTCATGGTACGTCATTACGGACGTTCCAAATGGTATGAAACACTTTGAAAGAACTCCATTGACAACTTCAATGGAAGGTGATTTCGATACTGGTAACGTTAGATACAAAGCTAGGGAAAGATACGTCTTCGGCGCATCTGACTATAGAGGTATCTTCGGCGTTGAAGGTGCGTAATAACTAAAATTTTGTGGCGGCCTTAAAACCGCCACAATCTACATATAAAAGGTGAGATTCATGAAAAAATTTACAGTAAAAATATGGGCTTATGATCACTACGCTTCTTTTAATGTAGAAGCTGAGGATACTGCTGAGTCTATTGAAAATTCTATCCTTGACAAAATTGGAGAAAAGAGTATAAAGTGGGAATCAACAGGAATGTTTAGAGACACTCCTAACCGAATAACCTATGAGGAGGTTATAGATGATACAAGACCTATACAAACAGAAAAGGTCCTTGGAGTTGAGGTGGCAGTTAGAGTATGAGCAAAGTGGCAAATATACTCTTGATATGGTCAGAATTGATAATGCTATTAAAGACACTATCAATGAGATTAAAGCCGAAGAATCTAAAATTGCAGATCGAGAAAATGCAATTAATAGTGCTGCCCCCGAAGTTTCTGTGGCTACTTAAATAAACGCCACATCGCTGAAATCGTATATTTCTGTAAGGATCTCTTGCACTCTACTAAAATCTCATATATAAAATAATTACTATACAATTAATAATAACTATTAAATGTAGACGCGTATAGTCGACATGCCCCTGGGGACTACATTTAAGATATTCTAGGAGGAATATTATGGCAAACACATCGTTTAATGGTCCGGTTAGATCCGAAAAAGGATTTCAACAGATCAATAAAGCAGCTAGTACAGGAGTTATAACATCAAGGTTTTTAGGAACGAAACCTGATTTAACTAGTTTAACTGCAACTGTAGTAGCAACATCAGCAACATTAACTTATGCGGCTAATGTAATTACGGTCAACAACTACACAGGAGCAGCTGCACAAGCGGTAACATTACCGGCAGCAACAGTAGGAACTTATGTAGTTCATGCTCAATCAGATGATACAACTGGTGGAGTACTTACTTTGACTTTTACATGTGCAGGAAGTGATGTTTTTAGAACTGGATCAAAAGTGGAAAGTAGAGCCACTGGAACAGTTCAAACTATAGATACATCGATAGCAGATGAAACGGTATTAACGTACACACCTGCGAATGCAGCAACCAATAGTTTAACTCATGGTTGTTATCTGTATTTTACTTGTTTTGAAAAAGGCATTTGGAATTTTGCTCATGACTTGTCAACAAGCAATACTGCAGATACAGGCGCAGCTGCTTGGAGTTAATAAATAAATAATTAAGTGCTCCTTCGGGAGCACTTTATTAAGGAGAAAAAATGGGAACATATATAAGTAACGTAAAAACTACTCGAGGAACAACTTCTTTTACAGTTTTTGCTGGACCTTGTAGAATTTTAGGAATTTGGTACGTAAGTGATGGAACCGCTGGCAGTATTACAATTAAAGATGGCGGTGGATCTGGAACTTCACTTGCTGTTTTTGATATTGGAATTGGCGGAACAAGTGCGGGAGAACCATTATCGGGTAATATTATAATTCCAGGAAATGGTCTTTATTGTGCAACAAGTGGATATGCAACTTTAAGTGGCGTAGATAAAGTTACCGTATTTTATGGATAGGAGTTTAGATGGCAAATACAACATCGGGCTCTTATACATTTGAAAAGAATTTTGCAATTGACGATATCATTGCAGAAGCGTACGAGCGTATTGGTCTAGTAGGAACTGCTGGACATCAAATACATAGCGCTCGAAGATCTTTAAATATTTTATTTCAAGAATGGGGAAATAGAGGAATTCATTTTTGGGAAGTAGGTGATACTAATATTGACTTAATTGAAGGTCAAGCTGAATATACTTTTTATAGATCAACAGGTGATGGAACATCTTCTGTTACAGTAGGTGGAACTTCCGGTGCTTCTACTTATGGATTATCAGATATTTTATCTGCTCAATATAGAACAGATAGAACCTCTACAGATCAAACAGATTTACCAATGACAAAAGTTGCAAGATCAACCTATGCAGCTTTCTCTAATAAATTAACTAAAGGAACTCCAAGTCAATTCTGGGTTCAAAGATTCGTGGACAAAGTTACGGTAACCATTTACCCAACACCTAATTCTACAGCTGCATCTAAAGATATGCACATTTATTTTGTTAAAAGAATTCAAGACGCAGGAGCTTATACTAATGCAACTGATGCTCCTTATAGATTTGTTCCTTCTATGACGGCAGGTCTAGCATTTTATTTATCACAAAAATATGCACCACAAAGATCTCAAGAATTAAAACTATATTATGAAGATGAATTAGCAAGAGCACTAGCGGAGGATGGATCAGCGGCGAGTACGTATATTACACCGAAAACTTATTATCCAAATATATAATGACATTATTAACTAAAGGAATGGGAGTTGTTAAAAAAATAATGGCTAAGACTAAGGCTGGAAGAAAAGATCAAGTATTAGATACTATAAGAAAAAGCAGAAATAAAAGGCTTCCAAAAAAACTTAGAAATAAAAAAGTAAAAATAGAAGGCAAAGAATATAAGAGTGATCAACATGTTATGGATCCAGATACTCATGCTAATGTTTCTTCCGCACCAGATAAGGAAGTGAAAGCATGGTTAAAACATAAAGGGTTTAAAGAATAATGGGACAATTTTCAAAAGGTAGATATGCATTAATGATTTCAGATAGATCAGGTGCAGCATTTCCATATAGAGAAATGGTTCAAGAATGGACTGGTGCCTGGGTACATAGATCTGAATATGAACCTAAACAACCTCAAGTTTCACCAAGACCACATGGTTCCGACCCACAAGCTTTACAACATGCAAAACCTGCAAGAACAGAGTTTGCAGTAACTGATTTATTAGAAAATGATCCTTTAGAAACATATCAAGTAGGTTCTGCAATTATAAATGTTAATTTACCAGGTCACGGTTATACTACTGGAGATACAAAAAGATTTAGAGGTCCTTTAGGAGCTGGTGGAACATATGGTAATCCAGAAGAAGTTGGCGGCATTACAGGAGCAACGATTGCAAAAGCTGCAGGATATACTATAACTGTAGGTAAATATGTAGATGGTGCAACTGATACTACTGGTCCGAATGGTACGGGAATTTATGGAACAGATTGGTTTTATTTTAGCGCTGATACAAACGCGACAAGTGTCGCAACAGGAGGAGGTTACCCGATGTCCGTTGGACCGGTAACTATACAAAAATAATGGCTGGATACACTTTATCAAACTTACAAACAGATATTAGAAACTATACTGAAGTAGACAGTACTGTTTTTACTGCTGCTGTGTTAAATAGATTTATAGAAAATGCAGAATATAGAATTTTTTATGATATTCCTATGGATTCAGATAGAGTTGAATATGAAGGAACACTAGCTGCAGATGTGCAAACTGTTAGAGTTCCTGCAGGTATGGTTTTTGTAAGAGGTATTGAACTTTTTAATTCTACTTCTTCTAGAACAGGTAGAACATATTGGCTTCAAAAAAGAGACAGAACTTTTATAAGTGAGTATGTTGGAGAATTAACTGGTCCTGAAGGTGGATCTACAGGGCAAGATACTACAGGATTACCTAAATATTATGCTATGTTTGGAGGAGCGACTGGAACTGGCTCAACTACATCAGGAAATATTATAATGGCTCCTACACCTGACGCTAATTATTTAATAAATATTCATGGAAATATAGTACCAACAGGATTAGAAACAGACACTGCGGGCACATATATTAGTAAATATTTTCCTCAAGGTCTACTATATGCCACCCTGGTGGAAGCTTATGCATTTTTAAAAGGTCCAACGGATATGTTGACACTATATGAAAATAAGTATAAAATTGAACTACAAAAATTTGCAAGTGTGCAAATTGGGAGACGAAGAAGAGACGACTATACGGATGGTACTGTTCGTATACCAATCGAATCGCCGCCTCAATAAGGGAGATAATTATGGCAATAACATCGGCAATTTGTAATAGCTTTAAACAAGAAATCCTAGAAGCAGAACATAATTTTACAGCTTCTACTGGAAACACTTTTAATTTAGCTTTATACACTAGCTCTGCAACTTTAGGAGCATCAACGACTGCTTACACAAGTACTGAAGAAATAACAAATACTTCAGGAACTGCTTATACTGCAAAAGGAGCAGCTCTAACAAGTGTTACACCAACATTAGATTCATCAACTGCCGTTTGTGATTTTTCTGATGTCTCTTGGACATCAGCTTCATTCACAGCAAGAGGATGTTTAATTTTTAATGATTCACATGCTACAGATGCTTCAGTTTGTGCGATAGATTTCGGTGGAGATAAAACAGCCACTAGTGGAACTTTTACAATTCAATTTCCAGCAGCGGCAGCAACTACAGCAATTATCAGAATAGCATAGGAGTAAAACATGGCTGACGTTACAGTTTCGGTAACGGGTCTTCAGGCCATTGTTAACCCAACGGAGTGGAATGCCTCTCGTATGGGATGGGGCCAAGGTACATATAACATTGGTGGCTATGTTGATGAAAATATTTTACAAGGTTGGGGTCACCCGGCATGGGGCCAAGCTGATTGGGGTGATGCTGATTACTACGATACAGGTTGGGGTCGTGATACATGGGGATCTCAAGTTTGGGGTGGTACATATAATGTTACCGTTCTTCCAACGGGGCTAAGTGCAACTTCTGCAAATGGTTCGTTATCAGCTATTACATCTGTTTCACTTTCTTTAACAGGTTTAGGTGCTACTTCTTCTTTAGGAACACCAACTATTGATGTTTCGGTTAGTTTATCTTTAACAGGTCAAGGCGCAACTGCTTCTGTAGGTGCTATCACACCAGCAAATCAAGTGATGGGCTTAACAGGTCAAAGTGCAACTTCTTCTGTAGGTGCAATTACACCAGTAGATCAAGTAATGGGATTAACAGGTTTAGAAGCTACCTCTTCAACTGGAGAAGTAGTAATACCAAACGTAGGTGTTCCATTAACAGGCCAAGGTGCAACTTCTTCTGTTGGAGAATTTGTTATTGAATCAGGAGTAGTAGTTGCTCCATCAGGAGTAAATGCTACTTCTTCTTTAGGTACAGTTGTTGTTCCAAATGAAGATGTAAGTTTAACAGGTTTAGGGGCTACAGCATCAGTTGGAGAGCTTTCTCCAGCTACTGTAACAGGAATAACAGGTGTATCTGCAAGCACTGGTGTAGGTAGTGTTATATGTGAATCTAAATACCCTATCACTGGAGTAGGAGCAACTTCTTCTGTAGGTGCAATTACACCAGCAGATCAAGTTATGGGATTAACAGGACAATCTGCAACAACTACTTTAGGTCAAATTGGTGGTCCAATAGCCTGGGAAAAATATACTCCTACACAAGATGGAAGTTGGAGTAAAAAAACAGCTACACAAGGCGGTAGCTGGAGTAAAAAAACAGCTACACAAGGCGGTAGCTGGAGTAAAAAAACGGCTACACAAGGCGGAAGTTGGAGTAAAAAAACAGCTACACAAGGTGGTAGTTGGAGTAAAGTTACACCACCATAATAATATATAATGTTGACATTATGTATAAAACAAAATAAAAATGAAGAATTAAGCAGGAGATAAATTATGGCTTCAACGTACACACCTTTAGGTGTTGAAAAAATGGCTACTGGTGAAAACGCCGGTACATGGGGAACAAAAACTAATACAAACTTAGAAATTATAGAACAAATTGCAGGTGGTTATACTACACAAGCTATAACATCAACTCCTACTACTTTATCTGTTTCAGACGGATCAACTGGTGCAACTCTTGCACACAGAACTATAGAATTTACAGGAACAATTGCGGAAGCTACTACGGTAACAATTCCTCTAGATGTTCAAGATTGGTATATAATTAAAAATAACTCATCAGGTGCATACACAGTCACATTTAAATATGTTTCAGGTTCAGGATCCACGGTACAATGGTCTGCTACAGATAAAGGAACTAAAATTATTTATGCCACTGCTAATGATGGCACTAATCCTGATATGGTGGATGTATTAGCTACATCTTCAGAGATAACTTTAGTTAATAATAATGCTCTTGTATTCAATGACGCTGATAACTCAGCAGCTGTTACTGTAGATGTCCCTACAACAGTTAGTGGTTCTTATACTCTTACTTTACCCGCAGCAGTGGGAGCAGCAGCAGATTATGCTTTAACTACTTCAGATGGGTCTGGAAATACTCAGTGGACAGCAACCTCAACTTTTGGTATATCAACAGGGAAAGCTATTGCAATGGCAATGATTTTCGGATAAAAAACAAAAGGAATTAAATTATGGCAAATCCAAATATAGTATCAGTTACAAGTATTTATGGTGGTAATTATGGTTGGGCTTTAACCAACACTTTAACAACAACTTTATTAACAGTTGATGCAGAAAAACTATTAAAAATTAATAGAATAGTATGTTCAAATGTTGATGGAACAAATGCAGCAGATTTAAATTTATATGTTGACGGTATGGGTACAGCAGCTGCAAATGGTCTAACACCAACAGGTGCATCAGCCACAACATATTTAGCAAAAACAATTTCAGTGCCCGCAGATGCATCTTTAGTAGTATCTGACACTCCCATTTATTTAATGGAAGGTGATATTCTCAAAGGTGGAGCGAGTGCTGCATCTGATTTAGAACTATTCATATCATATGAAGTCTTAGACGACGCTTAGGAGGTTTAAATTATGGCTGGCAATGGCGGAATAATCGGACCCCCTAATACTGTAACTAACGGCTGTGCAGCGTGTGGCAGTGCACCAGGTGTTTGGCAAATGAACACCGTATATTCTTATGTAAAAAATTCAGATTGGGTTTATAATTTCGCAACTCAAGATTACATGGTAGTCGCTGGTGGTGGGTCTGGTGGTGCAGCACAATATAATGGAGCAGGTGGTGGTGGAGCTGGAGGTTATCGTGCATCAGGGTATGGACCAAGTCCATTACAAGGATGCTCTATATCTACAAAATGGGGAACTTATCCAATTACAGTTGGAGCTGGAGGCGCTGCGGCAGGAGGAAATCCTGGTTCAGGAACTCATAATAATGGTAATGCAGGAACTAATTCAATTTTTTCTACTATCTCATCAGCAGGTGGTGGTTTTGGTAGTGCAGGAAACCCAGCTGGTGTTGGTGGACCTGGAGGTTCAGGTGGTGGTGC